CGAGGTTTTCAAGCTCCCGGATGTCATTTGCGGACATCCAGCCGTTCTGGCGGCCGATGGCGTACCCGTTCATGCGGGACTGATAGTCTCCGCGGAGCAGACCTTCCACATTGAATTTTACAAAGTACTTCTTCTTTTCCTCGGAGTTCAGCAGGGAGCGTTGAATGGACTGCTCCCAACGGATGACCCAGGGGTCGAGGGTGTATTTTACAAACTCAAGAGACTGCTGCTCGATATTAGAAAAGCTCGACTTTTCCAGGTCACCGACCATGTGGGGCGGAACTCGGAAAATTCGAGCAATTTCATTGATTTGGAATTTGCGTGTTTCGAGGAACTGTGCCTGCTCCGGCGAGATGCCGATGGGCGTGTATTTCATGCCTTCCTCAAGCACGGCGATTTTATTGGCATTGCCGCTGCCGCCGAAGGTGGACTGCCAGCTCTCACGCACACGCTGTGGGTCTTTGATCGTGCCGGGGTGTTCCAGCACACCGCCCGGTGCAGCACCGTTGGCGAAGAATTTCGCGCCATACTCCTCACAGGCGATAGCCATGCCGATGGCGTTCTTCGCCATTGCAATGGGACTGTAACCGACCAGCCCGTCAAAGCCGAGTCCGGGGATATGCAGCACATCCGAGGGCTGAAGCGTTACGGCGAACTCCTTGTTCTTGATAGCCTCGTCTGTGCCACGGTAATAGGTGTAGTACAGGCGACCATCCTCGTCTCTGTCCACCGACATCTTGTTCGGCATCAAGGGATACAGAGCTACGATCTCATTTTTGCCGTTGCGGATGATTTGTGCATAGGCATTGCCCCACAGGAGCAGGTGCGTCATGAGGGTTTCCCGGAACACGAAGGAACTCATCTCCGGGTTCGGCTCATCGTGAAGCAAGCGGTAGAGCGGATGGTCAAGCGCCATTGCCTTGCCGCCGTTGTCCGTGTATTTATAGAGGTGCAGCGGCAGACCCGCGACAGCCTCAGACAGGATGCGGACACAGGAATACACGGCGGTCATCTGCATGGCGGAACGTTCCGTCACTGCTTTACCGGAAGTAGTACCGCCGAAGAAGAAAGCATAATTGCTGCCTGCTGTTCTGTCTTGAGGCTTGTCCCTTGATTTGAAAAACCCTGAAAAGATACCCACTTAAATCACTCTCCTTCAAAATGAGCAAAAGAAAAGCACCTGCTCATACGAACAGATGCTTTGAAATATTCAGATATTTTGGCTCTTATTTCAATTCTGCATTCCAACTTGAAATAACGGCTCAGTATATGCTTGCTTGTTTCATTTTCTATGATAATCGGTTCTTGCGAAGTTTCCGACTTGAACTGCAAAAACCTTTGATTTCGCTCCGAAAATGCAGTGCTTATTCGCTGAGTAGCCAGTCAATCAAATTCAGTGACTTTATGCCATCATAGGAATTGATGAAGCTGCGATCCATAGAAAGCACGATTTTTTCGTAGTTATCCCCAATCATACGCAGCGGACGAAGCTCCCGTTCACGGGTCTCTGCGGAAAGCATACTTTCCGTTACCTGAATATATACCTTGTTGTTCGGCTTTTCCGCAATGAAGTCGACCTCCGTCTCTCCGACCTTCCCGATATATACCCGATAGTCACGGCGCAGCAGTTCCAGAAATACGATATTCTCAATGATATGCCCGCGATCTGCATCTCGGTAGCCCAGAAGCATATTGCGAAAACCCATGTCGATGATATAGTTCTTTCCAAGAGTTTTGAGCAGCTGCTTTCCTTTTACATCATACCGACCGACAGAGAAGAATACAAACGCATTGCGGAGCATGGAAATATATTTATCCACCGTTTTTCCCGCAATGTTCTTCTGCTTGCCGGTTTGAATGTCGCCCTCGTTGGAGAGTACATTTCCGATGCTGTTCGGAGAAGTGATGCTGCCGATATTGGAGCATAAAAACAGCATGATTTTTTGAAGCATGGCTTGATCTGTGCCATTATTGCGCTGCAAAATATCACGCAGCACCACGGTCGAATAGATACCTTCCAGTGCCTGATTGCTTCTCGCTTCGTTGAACTTGTATTCTCTCAGAATCGGCATCCCTCCGAACTGGAGATACTTCTGGAACTTTTCGTCCATTGTCACATCGGGGGCAAACTCGTAGAAGTCCAAAAACTCCTTGAAGGACAGCGGCAGCACCCGTATCTCTACATATCTGCCGGAGAGCAGCGTAGAAAATTCCGTAGACAGCAGATAGGCATTGGAACCCGTGATATAAATGTCTACATCATAATCCAAGCGGAAGGACTCGATTGCTTTTTCCCAATGCTCTACAGTCTGCAGTTCATCGAATATAAGGTAGGTCTTTCCGTCTTTGGCGATCTGCTTGCTGACATAATCATAAAAAGAAAGGTAATTGTTCAGGTCACGGTAACGCAAGGATTCCATGTTCATGTGAACGATCCGGGAATCCGGCACGCCGTTCTCCAACAGATAGTGATGAAACAGATCCAGCAAGGATGATTTTCCGCAGCGGCGAATACCTGTAACGATCTTCACCAGATCTACATCTTTGTTTTGAATCAGCTGATTCAGATATTGGGGGCGGTTGATCAATTCAGCCATAATGCACCTCCTGATTTTCTTGATTCTATTATACCCGAAAAATCAAAAAAGTCAATAGTTTTGGAGTTGTAAGTCCGAAACCCTGCTGAATAATAGAGTTTCCGACTTTATTCGACTGATATTTTGACGATGGGTCTCAAATGAACAACAGCCCACGGCTATCATAGACCGAAGCTCCGTTATCATTGCCGCAGCGGATAGCGCGGTCGAGTGCCATGATCGTTGCCACGGCACCATCGATTTTCTCTGTGGATTTTTCCTTGTCCGGCTTGATGTTTCCGGCAGGGTCGGTGCGGATGAAAATGTTGTCCATCATCCAGCGGAGGACAGGATGCCCGCCGTGGGCAATGCGCTGTTCCAGCACCAGTTTCATCAGTTCCTTGGTGGGTGGGGACATATCCTTGAACCCCTGTCCGAAAGGAACGACTGTGAAGCCCATGCCCTCAAGGTTCTGCACCATCTGCACAGCACCCCAACGGTCAAAGGCGATCTCCCGAATATTGAAACGCTCACCCAGGCTTTCGATGAACTTCTCAATGTAGCCGTAGTGAACGACATTGCCTTCCGTGGTTTGCAAAAAGCCCTGCCGTTCCCACACGTCGTATGGCACATGGTCACGACGGACCCGCAGGTCGAGGTTGTCTTCCGGTATCCAGAAGTACGGCAGGATGATGTATTTGTCGTTCTCATCTTCCGGTGGGAACACCAGAACGAATGCCGTAATATCTGTGGTGGAGGACAAATCCAGACCGCCGTAACAGATACGACCTTCCAGATCGGCCTCGCTGACGGCGAACTCGCATTTGTCCCACTTGTCCATCGGCATCCAGCGCACTGCTTGTTTGACCCATTGGTTGAGTCTTAACTGTCGGAAGGAGTTCTCCTCGCCGGGGTTCTGCTTTGCCGACTCGCAGGCGTCCTTGACCTTGTCGATGCCAACCGTGATGCCGAGGGACGGATTGGCTTTCTTCCAGACCTTCGGGTCTGTCCAATCATCAGATTCCTCCGCACCGTAGATAACGGGATAGAAGGTGTGGTCGATCTTGCGTCCCTCGATGATGTCCTTGGCCTTCTGGTGGATCTCATAGCAGATGGACTTTGTATCGTTTCCGGCTGTAGTGATGAGAAAATACAGTGGCTGCATACGGGCATCGCCGGAGCCTTTGGTCATGACGTCAAAGAGCTTGCGGTTCGGCTGCGTGTGCAGTTCATCGAATACCACACCGTGGGTATTAAATCCGTGCTTGTTGCCCACATCGGCAGAGAGCACCTGGTAGATACTGCCCGTTGGCTGATAAATGAGCCGCTTCTGGGAATCCAGTATCTTGACCCGTTTGGAGAGTGCCGGACACATCCGCACCATATCCGCCGCCACATTGAAAACGATGGACGCCTGTTGCCGATCGGCGGCGCAGCCGTAGACCTCGGCACGTTCCTCGCCGTCACCGCAGGTGAGCAGAAGTGCCACCGCAGCGGCAAGCTCCGACTTGCCCTGCTTCTTGGGTATTTCGATGTATGCCGTGTTGAACTGCCGGTAGCCGTTGGGCTTGAGGACACCGAAAATGTCCCGGATAATTTGCTCCTGCCAGTCGATAAGTTCAAAGGGCTTTCTCGCCCAGGTGCCTTTGGTGTGACACAGACTTTCGATGAACATGACGGCATAATCCGCTGCGTCCACATCGTAGTGGGAGGTTTTCTCCATGAACCTTGTGGGCTTATATGTTTTCAGTTTTCTCGTAGAGACCACCTCCTGGGCATAAAAAATACAGCCCTGTGGCTGCTTCGGAATATACGAGAGAAAGAGCCTTTCGGCTCAGTCCCTTTATGGAATTATTGGGTTACCAGTTTTCGCTGTGGAGCAGAAGTTCCAGCGCAAGCTGCGTGTTCTCATCGGCGGGTTCGATGTCCCAGCCTCTGTCGTAGTTGCAGACGATGTATCCGTCCCGCTTGAGCATGAGCTTGGAAATGCGTCCACCGTCGATGCCCCACTCGGAGCCTTTGTCGTACTGCTTCATCCAGTAGTGAAAAACCTCACCGTTAACTCTGATGCTGTCTTCTTTCCACATAACCGTGTACCTCCGTTTGTTTTGTTGTGAGTGTATATTACCGTCATGTTCGGGATATATCCAGTCATTTCGGAGGCATATAGTACACAATCATTCGGAGTAAAAACTGTGTATTTTACAGCAGTTCTCCCGTGAGAATGAAATGCACATACTCGCCTCGGTGTTCTTCGAGGAATACCACCAGTTCGTAAAGCCGCATCTCATGGGCAATATTCTGCACCATCGGCACATCAAACATATTTGTGCGTCCGGTCTTGCAGACGGCAAGAATCTGCTCTCGGATTTTCTCATTCATTGTCGCACCTCCGGCAAATATCCTCCCCGTAAGCCACGCTCAGACCGCAGCCGTTATCCCAGGCAACCATGATGCTGCCGATGTCATCCACACCTCGCACGGTGCCTTTCGTGCCGACAGGCGGTGCCTGGGGGTCATCCATCTGAACAAGTTCCACACGGGTGCCGACCGGATATTCCTTACGGATGCGTTCGACTGTTTCCTTACTCGGAAATCTCATGTTCTGTGCCTCCGTTCTTGAAAGCCGAGGAGCCGGCCAGGTTCTTCAGCAGGATTTTTCGAGCGGCCTTGTATTCCGCGCCAATGAAGCCCAACCGAAGTAGAAAGCACCGAAACGCATATTTCTCGTTGTCGGTGGGCTTCTCGGTGGAAGTTACACGCTTTTGCGTCCGTGCCATTTCGCACAGCTTGCAAATAAAGGTGTCATAGGCTTTCAGTTCCTCCGGCGTAGGTGTTGCTGGAAACCAGTGAAACGAAACCTTCGCGTCCGTGATTTCCAGTGGCAGGTCATTCACGCCGAGGGCTTTCTTGATAAGACCACCCTTGGCGGCAATGAGTGCCTTGAGGTTTTCCAGATTGCTGTCTGTGAACAGGCTCTTCGGCATGGAAATGCAGACGGCGCAAGGCTCGTCCTCGTCATCAGTGTGGCTCTGGTCGATGTCAAAGCCCTCATCGTAGATATGCTCAAGCAATCTTTCAATGACTTCACTGTCGGCGCGGTCGTCAAAGGAAAGACTGCCGTTTCGGTCAATGGTGAAGTAATCCACCTCATAGTTGAATGTGGGTGCGCCACAGTACTTTGCGGGGACACCGAGCCAGTCGGAGATGATCTGCACCAGCCGCTTGCGCTCTGCGCCCTGTGCATGGATTGTAATCGTCATTTAAGTGACCTCCTTGTTTTATGGTAGTCACATATTACCGTCAGGTTGTGCACTTATCCAGCTATATCTGCACATTTCCGGTGTAGATTATATCGGCGCATTATCGCCGCCGGACTGTGCATACCACACAATTCCGCAGAGCACGAACCATACGCACGGCAGTGCCACGCCGTTGCCCCACATCTTATACTCCACACTGTCCGAGTATGGATTTTTCAGCCACTTGGCGATCTGCTTGTCGGACTTCATCTTGCAGCCGGTCACTTCAGAGTAGGTCTTGAACGCCTTGTGCCAGAAGTACATTTCCTCATCGGTCGGCTTTTCCGTGCCGAGATCGGCGCACCAGTTGTCCGGGAAGCCTTGAAGTCTGGCGCACTCAGTGGGCGTCAGCCGTCTGACGGTGTATCCGTTTTGGATAGCACCCGGCCCTTTTGCCACCAGCGTTGGCTGAAGCTCCTCTTCAAAGGTCGGAGCGAACTTAGCGTTCTGCCCCTGGTTGAAGGTATTTCTGCCTATGCCGTAGCAGACAGCGGTGGGGTCTTTGTAGTCACGGGCAAGTACGGTAGGAGCCTTATCTTCGGAAACCTGGGCAAAGCTGCCGGTTGTCATGGTATAGACAGCGTGGCGGTCGATTGTATTTAGGGTGAAGCTGACATCTTCGTTGATGCCGTCACCCTGAGGGCCATTTTTGTTCTCACGACCGATCATGGAGCCTTGCAGCACATAGGTCTGCTGTTTCGTCCCGGCATTGGCGCACACCACAGCGGAGCGGTCGCCCAGGTCACGCACTTCATCACGCTGATTTTGCGTGAAAGCAACAACGGCAATGCCGCCCTGATTGCAGG